TTGAGTTGAAAAAACAAATTGAAGAAAACAAAAAGCACACTCAAGAATACATGGACAAAATATGAGAGAGCATTTTGAAAAATTTGATTTGTTGCCTTTATCTTTTAGTCACCTTAATGAGTTCGCTTTTTACAGGGAACGATGGGCATTAAAAAGAATATTTGGTTATGATTTCCCTACAAGTGCATCTGGTATTAGAGGGCAATCGGTTGAGTCTGGTATCAATATGTTTCTAAATGGAATACCTTTAGAAGAAGCTACAGAAAAAATGTTTGCGGAATATGATACTAATTGCTCAAGGATAAATGACCCTAAAGTAAACGATGAACGAAATAACTTAGTGCCACTCTTAAATCTAGGAACTAAGGAGTTTCAGAAATACGCTTACTCATGGAATCTATTGACCTACCAGAAGAAGGTAGAATTAGAAATAGATACTATACCTTTTGTGGGTTATACGGACTTTCATTTTGAAGATAAGAAGACCAAAGAGGATTTTTATATTGATTTGAAAACGTCTAAAAGCCTACCCCAGAGAGTTAGTATTTCCCATGCTATGCAACAGTCTATCTACCAAAAAGCAACTAATGCTACACAACATTTATGGTATCTGAAAAATCCAACTAAGACTAAAGATGCTGAATTTATTGCTATGTCGTTAGATGATTATGGTGAGCCTATGCGGATATGTAAGCATATTCTAAAGGTTATGGGTAATTTCTTAAAAACTGTTGATACCCCAGATGATGTTAAAGACTCTCTAGTGCCAAATCCAGATAATTGGATATGGAAAGAACCTACAGTATTTCAAGCTAGAAAGGACGTTTGGGGGTATTAAACCAAAAAACCCCTTTAGGTTTCGACTTAGAGGGGTTACAATAAACTAAGATTGGAGTTCTAAAATGATTATTCACGAAAATTCAAAACCAACGCAGAAAATGAAAGCGTGGTACTTATTCACAGAAGACTTTATTGCAGGTACGCAACACCTATCAGCACAGTCATTGGGCATATATATAAGGCTATTATGCTTTAACTGGAACAAGCGTTGTGCAGGTATACCAAAAGATAAGGAAACACAGTACAGAATAGCAAGTTGTTTTACTAATAGTGAATGTAGTAGTTGTGATAATGTTCTAAAAGAGTTTTTTGTTTTAGTGAACGATAACTACCAAAATGAAAGACAATTACAGGAATATCTCTATATTTCAAGGCGTATGGAAGCATCTAAGGAAAATGGTAAGCTTGGTGGAAGACCAAAAAAACCTAGCACCGAACCTAGCGATAACCTAGATAAAACCCCCCTACCCCATACCCCTACCCCTACCGCTAAACAAACCAAAGTAAGTTATGCACCCTCCTTTTTAAAATTTTGGGAAAAGGTAGCGAATAAGGTATCTAAGGGAACAGCCGAAAAGAATTACATGAAGTTAGAAAAGGAATGGATAGAAAAGCCAGAAGAACTAGCGGAGATGTATAACAAATATTATAAATCTGTAGAAGATAAACAGTTTGCTAAACAACCTGCTTTCTGGCTATCAGCTAAGAAGTATGAGGATGAACAACCTAAAGCACTAAGCACAGAAAAGGTTGATATGTATTCTTTTAGACTCAAGCAGTTCAAAGAGTGTGTGGATAACAAAACTGTTAAAGGTTACGTTGTTTCTACAGCCAGACACAATACAGGTGACGTTCAAAGAGCTATTTCAGAAGGTGAGTTTACGAAAGAACAAGCCGAAAAGTACCTAGATTTGAGAGGATGGTTATAATGAAAATAAATAGCATAGCAATAGACAAGCTTATTCCTTATCACAACAACCCTAGAAAAGACCAAGCTGTAGACAAGGTGGCAAGTTCTATAAATGAATATGGCTTTCAACAACCTATAGTTGTAGATAAAAATATGGTGGTTGTAGTAGGTCACACAAGGCTTATGGGTGCTAAAAAACTAGGTTTAAAAAGAGTTCCTACTGTTATAGCCGATTTATCAGAAACCCAAGCTAAAGCCTATAGAATAGCGGACAATAGAATAAATGAGGATAGCACTTGGGATATGGAGTTGCTTAACCTAGAAATAGCAGGTCTATCAGAGGTTGACTTTGATTTAGATTTATTAGGGTTTGATTCATCAGAGTTAGATAAATTGTTAGTAAATGATGAGGAATATTTAACTGATGAAGATGAAGTTCCAGAACCACCCAAAGAACCTAAATCAAAACTTGGTGATGTGTATCAATTAGGCGAACATAGGCTTATGTGTGGTGATAGCACTAATATTGAAATGATAGATAGATTGATGCCAAAAGAAAACGCTGATTTAGTTTTTACCGACCCACCTTATAATGTTGATTATTCTGGTCGAGGAAAAAACAATTTAGGAAATATAAAAAATGATAATATGAAAGATGAAGAGTTCTCTGATTTTTGTAGAGGTTTCTTTGGTTGTTTCCACGCAAAAATGAAGCCTTTATCTTCTATTTATGTTTGTCATCCAGATAGTCAATCTGCTCCAAAAATAGTATTTGAAACAACTTTTGCAGAATATTTTAAAAAATCTTCAACGATTATTTGGATGAAACAATCAGCAGGGATGGGTTGGCAAGATTATAGGGTTCAGCATGAACCAATTCTATATGGTTGGAAAGAGGGCAAGGGAAAACATTATTTTATTCCAGATAGGTCAAAAACAACTATTTGGAAATTTAACAGAGACAGCCAAGCATCTTATGTTCATCCAACACAAAAACCTGTGGGTTTATCTGAAGAGGCAATATTAAATAGCTCTAAAGGTTTAGATATTGTGTTAGATTTGTTTGGTGGCTCTGGTTCTACTCTTATAGCTTGTGAGAAAACTAATAGAAAAGCTAGGTTGATGGAGCTAGACCCTAAATATGTAGATGTGATTATTGAGAGGTGGGAAAACTTTACTGGCAAAAAAGCTAAAAAGATATGCTAGAGATAATTACATACACCATGTATCTCATAACTATTACAGATATAGAAACGGCTAATGTAGAAGTACACCGCCTAGCATTTGATAACCATGCGGAGTGTGTAGCGTTAGCAAAACAAATCAACCAAGTTCGTGACCCTATTTCTACAAAAAAGAATTGTAGAAGTGTTCGTTCTTACTATTGGGAGTTACCATAATGGAAAAAGACTACGAAAAAATATTTGCACTAAAGCCTATAGTTCCAGACACAGGACAACGGAACACCAGAGTGTTTAAAAAGAAAACAGTCGAGATAATGAAAAAACTTGCCAACAAACAAAGAAAAGAAAATAAGAAAAAACTTTGAAAACTTATTATTTATTGATAAATATTATTCGTGGCATTAGTCGACATAGTTAAGGACTGTTTGTTGTAGTAGTACAATGATTAGTGGTTGAACCTTGAGAAGCTATGCCACACCACCTTACTATAGGGTTAAAATAGGATGGCAAGACCAAAGAAGTATAACATAGATACAAAACAGCTACAAAAACTAGCATCATTCGGTTGTACCAATATAGAAATGGCTGATTTCTTTGGGTGTTCATCAGACCTTTTAGAGAAGAGTTATTCGGAATTTCTCAGAAAAGGGAGGTCTCAGATGAAGATGAGGTTAAGACAACTTCAATGGAAGTCCGCTGAAAATGGAAATGTGACCATGCAGATATTCTTAGGAAAGAATATTCTAGGTCAGCAAGATAAGATAGAAACAAGTGAATTAGATGAACCGCTAGTGTGGTCGGCTGATTAATGCCACTTACAGCACCACAGAAGAAAGTAATCAAAGATGACTCACGATTTAGAGTTCTTATTACAGGGCGTAGGTTCGGAAAAACATATTTAGCCATAAATGAGTTAGCTAAGTTTGCGAGTCAGCCAAATAAAAAGGTTTGGTATGTTGCACCCAGTTATAGACAGGCTAAAGCTATTTGTTGGGGTGTTCTCAAAGAAAAGATGATACAACACAAGTGGGTAAAGAGTATAAACCACAGCGATTTGACTATTACGCTCAAGAACAATAGCCAGATAACACTAAGGGGAAGCGATAACGAAAATTCACTAAGAGGCGTAGGGTTGCACGGATTAGTGATGGACGAGTTCGCAGATATCAGCAAAGAAACATGGTATGAGGTGCTAAGACCTACGTTATCAGACACAAAGGGTCATGCGTTGTTCTGTGGTAGTCCTAGAGGGTTTGGGAACTGGTCTTATGAGTTATTCAAGCAAGGGGAAACTAATAAGGACTGGAAAAGCTTTCAATACACCACATTAGAGGGCGAACAAGTTTCAGAAGACGAAATAGAACAAGCTAAACAAGACCTAGACCTTAGAACCTTTCAGCAAGAATATGAAGCGACTTTTGTTAACTATTCTGGAATGATTTACTACAACTTCAGTAGAGATAAAAACATAGTGGATCAATACAAGAAGAATAGTGGCATATTGCATATAGGTTTAGATTTCAACGTTGACCCTATGAGTGCTGTTGTATGCGTTATAGAAAATGATAGAATTTATATGATAGATGAGATACAAATATACAGTAG